CTCCAAGTTGCTCTCCACTCCACTATGGTCCTTCGGCGCTTCTTTCGGATTGGGTATCTTCCCAACGGCTTTCGTCACCAGCTGACCGTCGTAGAAAAGCGCAAACGAGATAGAATTCTTCAAGTTTGCCGTCCTGTCCTTGTAGCCCTTGTTCTGCTTGGCGTGCGTTACCGCTTCCTCAGCCAGTTGCATCAGTTTCATGTCAAGTACCCTCTTCAATGTCCACTTCCGCTGAATAAGCTTCTGTTGCAATGCTTTCAAGCCTTCGACCTTGAACTCTGCCTTTATAGCCATATCTTCATGTAGCGTTTCTTATAGGTGACGAACCCTTTCACTTCCATTATCCTGTCGATAGTGCCGTCTGCCTTTACTATCCTCACCCTTCCACCCTCTTTCGGGATATTCGGGTATCTCTCCTTATTCAGAGGAGCGATTACATAGTAGGAATAGACATACAGGTTTCCGTCGTTCAGGCGAATACTCTGCGCTGCGGAGTTGAACGATATGAAGCACTCGGAGAAACGTACCCATTCCTCTTGCGGCTCCGTAGGGTTGTAATCCTCGTCATACCCCCCTTCGCCTATCCTCAGTATATACAGGGTATCTTGAAGCGTCATACACTACCAGCATTTAACGGCTGTGAGGTTGTAGTTGTCATCCTCTGCGTCAACCAATGAAGGTGACAAACCCGCAGAAGCCGCAATGGCAGCAATGGCCTTATCCAGTTTTGCCGTGTCATAGGTGTTGCTGATAACATCTATCTGCTCACGTTGCAGCACACGCATTCGGGCGAGGCATCGCATTGCTGACAATGCCACAGGGCGTTGCATATCCGACGAGTATTCGTCATCAATACCTCCACCCTTGCCGAAATGGGTACAACTGTCGATGAATAGCTTCTCCAATCCGTTCTCATCGAGTGAATACGGAAGGATCTCTGCTGCTATGGCTTCGCGGTTTGTCATACTACAATTCCAAGTTTATGATTCCACCAAATGACCACTTACTTCGCAACCTCGTCGGTCTTGAGGATAAAGTAGTCGTTGATACCAGTGAATACAGGCTGTGCCCACATATCATAGTCGGTATGACGGCCTGTATTGTCACGCCAGTAACCTACGAGGTTGTCATCATAGGTTGAATAGGTCTTGCCGGGCAGCGGGTCAACCAACTCCAATGGGTCGGCAATCTTCATCACTGCCACATTGGGAGCGCACTGGAATACCACACGGTTGTCGACAGTCATGTTCACGCTTGTGCCATCGGCAAGAACGACGAAGCGGTCAGGCTCGATGCTGATTGTCGGCAGAAGAACCGAACGCAGATAGATGTTCACCTGCTCTACGGAGAGCATGGGAACGGCCTGCTGGACGGTGACCTGACCGAGGTTCAGACGGAACGTAGACTTGATTTCGTCAGACTGACACATATTATAGAATGTGTCTTCCGACATACGGACACGCTGGATGGTACGGCCCTTAGACTTGGCATACTTCACAACCTGACGCATATCAGCAATAGGTGTGGCATCAGCATCCCCCCATGCCTTGCTGCCTTTAAGGCACTGGAACATCACCACGTCGAGGTTGAACTTGTAGCTTACATTGGCCTTCATGTTGTTCTGACGGCTAACGGTCTGCGTACCGTTGAACAATCCCTCATAGTAAAGCATGTCAAGACGCTTCTGCGGAGCGATGACGGCTTTCTCGAACGGACGGAAAGCGAATGTAATCAGTTTGTCATACTCGGCACGGTTCTGCTCCTCGGTGTAGTTGGGACGGCGGTTGCGGAAACGACCCTCCAAGTAGTTCAACTGCTCGATATAGTCGTTATCAAGCTCCCACTGGTCGCCGTAGTGACCGATAGAGCCGAGCAACTCACCGAAGTCGGGCATCTGATGTACGGGCTTCTCTCCGTTCTTGGAGATAACCGAACCTGCCAGTGCAGCCTGATACTCAGCGAGCGTAGCCTTGTACTGCTTTGCTGCCTCATAGTCAATCTGCGTGATCTCGTCCTTCCACAAAGCCTTGTAAGTGGAGGTTTTCATGTACTCCTGTACGAATGCGTCAAAAGCCTTGGGCTCCTGAATCTGCTTAAGAATTGAATTCATAGTCTTGCCTCCTTTTCTTACTGAATCTTGAACTGATGAAGTGCGCCGAGTCCAGCTTTGATGTCATCGTTGACGGGGAAAGGCATGGTGTCTTCCTCAATCTCGAATGCCTGGAGTGTCGGTGTTACCTGCGGATAGTCGTTGCCTTGAAGGTCTGTGGTCTCATAGGCCAGACCGAGGATTTTGCCGCTTGCGTTAGCGTCGGCAATGACGTCGCCCTGTGCAAGAGCCTCTTCAAGAGCTGATACGGTGAGAGTAGATACGCCGTCTTCGGTTTCGATGGCGGAGATTGTTGCTCCACCGATAACGTCACCAACAGCGATGAGGTCGTTGGCTTCAATCTTCAAGGCCGTAGCACCTGCCAGTGCTGCCTCATAGACCTTTGCCGTCTTCACTACGATAGCCTTGCCGTTCTGTTCATTGAAGGCAAGTACCGTTCCTTTCGGGAGCCAGCGGAATGAAGCGGGAAGGTTTGAGGTATCGAGGTCGTAGCCGCCCTGACGGCGAATACAATGCTCCTCCCACCAAAGTGCCTCCTTGATGCTTGCAGGCTGTCCCTTGTGCATAAACATACCGTTCTTTGATGCCATAGGATTTCTGTGTTAATTCTGTTAATAAATAATGATTCCCTTACTACTTTGCTGCGGGCTGGGGAGCATTACGCTCCGAGAACCCTTGCATCGCTTTGACAAAATCATCAGCCTCTGTCTGAGGGTCGGACTTGGCAGGTGCTTCCACAAACTGGCCGGACGATACCATCTCCTGTTTGAAGTTGGTGAAATCGGTCTCAATCTGCGAGGCTACCGCTTCGAGGTTCTCCTCTTTGTCAAGGCTGTATCTATCACGGAAAGACTTCGGGATGTTCTTCAGCTTCTCATGACCCTGTAACAGACCGTTGAGCCTTGTCTTCTCCTGCTGCTCCAAGAATGGGGCTGTTGCCTTTGCTACGGCTGCGTCGATTTCCTTCTGACGGTCTTCTGCTGCCTTTGCAATCATCTGCTGAACCTGCTCCATTGTCAATGCGCCCTGCGGCGGTGTGACAGGTGGTGTGGCAGGTGGCGTTACGGGCGGTATCTGCGGCTCTGCTGGCTTCGGGATATACCCCTCGTACTTCTTGTTGGTTTCCGAGATACCACGGTTGTACACTGTTTGCATCATCTTTGCGTAACCCTCTGCTGATGTCACGGCGGCTGTGATCTCGTCGTCTGTTGACTCTTCCTTGAGGTTTGCGGAAATGATTTCGGTCAACGAACTGAGTTCGTCCTTCTTGAAACCGTACTTCGCGTAAGACGTTTTCAATGAAGCAAGCACTCTTTCTTTGATTGTCATAACTATTCCTCTGTATTAGCG